GAAATAAAGTGAAATCGTTTATTGATGCTTGGGAGGTTTACGTATGAGTGATTTGGAAAAAGATTTAAGGGTGCAGGATATCATCGATCGACTTCGGTCTAACGAGTTATCCGAGGATGTTGCCAAAAGAGACCTACAACAAATGGGTTTGACCGAAACAGAAGTTCGACTTGCAATGGGTCAGGTTGTTTTAAAGGGATAATTCTATGTTAGAAATAGAGAAAGTTGAAGAGAAGATGAAAGCGTTGCAGTTCGCTCAAGATGTTATCGCCACGCTTCAAACTGTCAATCCACTTCCAGTAAATCCTCATGACGTCGCGATGCTTTCAGAACTATACGTCGATCTTGCTGAGATCCGTTCTGCCAAAGACTTCGAGTTATAAGAGGATTACGAATGCGTCTAGAGTTAAGATTAGAAGAACTAATGCGTGCATACTATACGCATTTCCCTAATGGGAATCCCACCGCCGAAACATCGCGATGGAGAAGTCCAACTCAATGCTGGAACGAAATATGCAGCGTATCGCTAACCCTTGATGACGGTCACCAAACAATGGACCGTATTATCCGCCAGTTAGAAGAAGAAGGAATCAAACCGCGTGAATCCTAAGTTCAAAACTTATTTTATGAAGGTTGCAACCGAGACTGCTGGATTGTCCCATGCGCTGAAAGCGAAAGTGGGAGCGATCATTGTTAAGAACGGACGAATCATTTCGCTCGGTTACAACGGTATGCCAGCAGGGTGGGATAACAAGTGCGAGCACTGGAAACCCAAGGAAGGCGTAACATGGGATGTTGCTGGTGAGGACATGGACGTGTATGGTGATTTCTATACCAACCCAGAAGTTCTTCATGCTGAAGCGAATGCGATCACCAAACTCGCGAAGAGCAACGAGTCGGGCGAAGGTGCAACAATCGTTACTACTCATATGCCTTGTATTGAATGTGCTAAGTTGATTCACCAGAGCGGGATCATCCGTGTTGCCTATGATAAAGATTATGTGGCGAGCAAAGGTGCTGGTAAACAGTTCTTAGAGCAGTGTGGAATAGAACTGGAGCAAATCTCTCCCGATAGCACAACAGGATAGTGCATCTGCCTTCTAAGCAGACGGTTGTAGGTTCGAGTCCTACTCGGGAGGCCATATAAATATTTCCTTTAGGGGAATAAAATGGGACACTTAAAAGAAACCGGATACACTTACTTCAGTCATCTAAAGAGAGCATGGACTATCGCCTTCGTACTGGTCGTTCATGGATTGTTTCCAAGTATATGGCAAGACAAAGCAACAGAGTTAATTAATAAGCATTAGGACTGGTAGTTCAGTTGGTTAGAATACAGCACTGTCACTGCTGTGGTCGCGAGTTCGAGTCTCGTCCAGTCCGCCATTTTTGGAGTAGTTATGACAAAGGTGAAGAAAATGAATCTTGAACGAAAGGTTCGTTACATTTTTAATGATAAGAAAGATGAAGATTTAGCAGAACTAGTCGCAGATTATTATGGATCGTTTTTTAATAACTCTTGGGACTTGAAAGAAGCGAAGAAATTTGATAAGATAATTGATGAATGTGGTCTCACAGTCGAGCAGTTTTTAAAGAAGAAATGGAAGAGGGTGAAGAAATGAGAGGAAAGCATGCAGTGAAAGCACGACGTGAAGGTGCGTTGGAAAGATTAACTTCGTCGGTCTTCTTTGAGAAGAAAGGGCGAACTGAGAAAGAGTGGCAAACCCGCAAGGACAGAGAGATTGTAATTCTGGAAACCTCGCTCGGTATCCGCCAACCTGCTAAGGTGAAACGCGAAGAAATAGTTCTCGACTAAAGGAGAAGTATAATGGTAAGAATCTTCAAGTTGATATTGGTCGCTCCGATTGCGGTCGTTTGGGATGTTATTTTTAAATCAGTGAGATTCCTTTATATGACCATGTGTTATATTGACCGCGAAGGTGAAAAAATAATTGAGAGGTTTCTAGATGAACGGTAAGCAATCAAATAGGTTGACAAACGTGCAAAAAAATAGTATTATAGTTTAAATCATATTAATTGCGGCATGTTAAAATGAATATCTTTTACTTAGATAATGATCCAGATGCTTGCGCAGAACAACACTGTGACAAGCATGTCGTGAAAATGTGCATCGAGTATGCGCAACTTCTATCAACAGCACATCGAGTGATTGACGGTCATGAGTGGGAAGGTCGTACAGTAAACGGCAGAAAGATCAAGCGTTACTTTCTCGACGACTCTTATATGAACGAAAATGTTTATAAAGCATGTCACGTCAATCATCCTTCCAACAAGTGGGTTCGCGAGTCCCGCGAGAACTACAACTGGTTGTACGAAATGTGGGTAAGTCTCGGTCGCGAGTACACGCATCGCTATGGTCGCGTACACGAATCTGTTCGCAAACTTGAGTATTATCTCATGCTTCCTCCTGATCTACTGGATGAGAAAGGTTTCACACAACCAACACCTGCCATGGCATCATATCCTCACTGTATTGTCGAAGGCAACTCGATTGAATCGTATCGGAACTTTTACTGGGAAGACAAGCGCGAGTTTGCCAAGTGGTCTAAGAGAGATATACCAAAGTGGTGGAGTGAATATGAACGGAAAGGGTGATAAACGAAGACCTCCTTCGGTCGATAAAAATACTTTCGACGATAACTGGGATAAAATCTTCAATAACAACAAGTCTGAAATGTGGGATCACAATTGCAAATATAATGGTTTGCATTCTACGAAGTCTGGCGAGTCTTGTAACTGGTGCGGGGTAAAAGAGGATGGAAGTTTTGACTGATAAAGTCGAAGAACTAATGATGACCAAAAAGCGTTTTGGTATGATGGTCGAAGAAGCAGTTCGAGACTTATCTTTGTCATATATGGATGCTATTCTTTTTCTTTGCGAGAAAAATAACATCGAACCAGAGGATACTAAGAAGTACATTTCTCCGGTCATTAAAGACAAACTTGAAGCAGATGCTATCAGGTTGAATTTTATTTCTGGTGGCGGTTCGGTAGAGTTGCCATTAGGATAAAAAAAGAGTAATATATACTCTTGTTCGTTATGAATAATGTGGACAAAAAATATACAAACTATACTTCGAATATACAAGGAAAAAATATATGTCTTTCGCAAATCTAAAGAGCAACCGAAATTCTATTTCGAACCTCATCTCAGCAGCAAGCACTGCTTCCGGTAATGCCCCCAAAGAAAAGAACTCATACGTCGATGAGCGCCAGTGGAAACCAACCGTTGATAAAGCGGGCAATGGATACGCTGTACTTCGCTTTCTTCCTGTGTCTGAGGGTAACGATCTTCCATGGGTACGTTACTGGGATCACGGTTTCAAAGGTCCAACCGGTCAATGGTACATCGAGAAGTCTCTTACAAGTATCGGGCAGCAAGATCCACTCGGCGAGTTGAACTCTCGACTGTGGAACTCAGGCATTGAGTCTGACAAGGAAACTGCGCGTACCCAGAAGCGTCGCCTCAAGTATGTCGCGAACGTGCTGGTCGAATCTGATCCAGCGAACCCTGCCAACGAAGGTAAGGTGTTCTTATACACTTTCGGTAAGAAGATCTTTGATAAGATCATGGATGTTATGCAACCACAGTTTGCTGACGAGGATCCTATTAATCCTTTCGACTTCTGGGAAGGTGCTTCGTTCAAGTTGAAGATTCGAAACGTAGAAGGTTATCGCAACTATGATAAGTCAGAGTTTTCTTCTCCTTCGTCGTTGTCTTCTGACGACAGCGAACTTGAGCAAATTTACGAGACTCAACATGACCTATCCGAGTTTGTCGATCCTGCTAACTACAAGTCATATGATGAACTATCAGCACGACTTGCAATGGTTCTCGGCGAGAAACCTGCTCCTGTCTCGACACAGCAACAAGTCTCTCTCGAACAGGTAAGTGCTCCAGCGCCAATGCGTCAAGTTGCACCTACACCTGTAGCGACTGCTGCTCCTGCCGCGATGGCGACTTCTTCGAATGATGACGAAGATGCTATGTCTTACTTCGCTAAGTTGGCGGCAGA